ATCAACCGCTGCACCACAATACCTTTATAAAGACTTTAAATCAAGTATAAGTGCTTCATTATCTACTAACGCTATTGTATCAACCAGTGATGTTTCTATAGAGGTTCAGGCAAGTGGTCTTGATTTTGAATCTGGCGGTGGAGACTCTGTTAATGCTACTACTTATGAGATAACAAACTCAGGTAATAAAGACTCAGCAGCTGCTCGTACACCTTATATTCAATCACAAAAAGTTGGTGGTTCAGCAACAAACTTATTTAGAATATACATGAGAGTTGACGGAAATGCTTCAAATAATCATTATGTGGTGATTTCTGATGTTAAAAGAGTATTAACTACTAATTCAAGTCCAGAATTTGCTGAATTTTCTCTTGCTTTACATAGTTCTAATGGTGCGCTTATTGAGAGTTACAATAAATTAAATCTTGATCCATCAAGTGCAAATTATCTTCCAAAAGTAATTGGTGATCAGTTTCAAACTGTAACCACTGCTGGTGAAGTAGTAATTCATGGTGATTTTCCAAACTTATCTAAACATATGCGTGTTGGTGATTATGATGAAAAAGTATTTAGTGGAACAAAATCATTACAACCTATGGGATTTGCTAAGGTATTTGATCCAGTTGTGGCTACTGCTACTGTTCCTACTGCTTCTTTCAATACTGCACAAGTAACAACTCAAACTCCTACGGTGTATAATCTGAATGTTCCTTATGGTTTTAAATTAAGTGAAGCTTACTTTAATGAAAATGAGTTAGATACTAATTTAGAATATTTATCACCAATTCCAGCTGCAGCTGATAATGGTGGTAATGCTGATTTTAGTTTAGAAAATATGACTGGATTTGGTGATACCAGTGATGGTGCAGCTCTTCAAACAACTCATGGTACTAATTTCAAAACTGGATCAATGGCATTAACTACAGATACAGCTGCTATTCAGTTGAAATTTGCTGTTCCAATGCAACATGGATTTGATGGTGGTTTACCAGCAAGATCTATAAACACAGGTGGTGACATAACTGCTACAAATGTAATGGGATTTGATTGTTCCTCTGCTACTGCTAGTGGTTCTATAGCTTATAAGAGAGCCATAGATGCTGTCTCTAATCCTGATGATATTGATATTAATATGTTGGTAACACCAGGTATTATTCATAGTCTACATCCATCAGTAACAAATCATGCGATGGATAAAGTTGAATCTCGTGCTGATTGTTTTTATATATTGGATACAGCTCAATGGAATGATAATGTTAGTAATGCTGTAAATAATGTAGCTACAATAGATACTAATTATGCTGCTACATATTATCCTTGGGTTAAAATAGATGATCCATCAACAGGTATTGGTGTGTGGGTGCCGCCATCAGTAGTGATTCCAGGTGTAATTGCTTTTACAGATAGAGTTGCACATGAATGGTTTGCTCCTGCTGGATTGAATCGTGGTGGTTTATCATCTGTTAGAGTTGCTAAAAGAAAGCTAACTCATACAGATAGAGATAGACTATATGAAGCTCGTGTTAATCCAATCGCTACATTTCCTAATCAGGGAGTGGTAGTATTTGGACAGAAAACACTACAGGCTAAGCCATCAGCATTGGATAGAATCAATGTTCGTAGATTATTAATCAGATTGAAGAAGTTTATTGCTTCCTCAAGCAGATTCTTAGTATTTGAACAGAATGATTCTTCTACAAGAAGTAGATTCCTAAATATTGTGAATCCTTTCTTAGAATCAGTTCAATCTAATAGTGGTTTATCCGCATTTAGAGTAGTAATGGATGATTCCAACAATACACCTGATGTAATCGATAGAAATCAGTTGGTTGGACAGATATTCATACAACCTACTAGAACTGCTGAGTTCATTGTATTGGATTTTACAGTATTACCTACGGGTGCTGCATTTCCAGAGTAATTCTTAAATTACTTACTAAAAAGCCCCAACTTCGGTTGGGGTTTTTTATTATATCATAAAACTATGAAAAAACTATGAAATATTTGGTGTATCTTTCCTATCGATTTTTTACTTTGTTTATATTTATATATGAGAATTAAAATTAATAGGAGAACTGTAATGCCAGATTTAATCGATCCTTCCGAAATAATGTTCACTCCGTTTGAACCTAAAGTTAAAAATAGGTTCATTATGTACATAGAAGGAATACCTGCATACTTAATAAAAACTGCTAATAGACCATCTATTACATTTGAAGAAATAGAATTAAATCATATTAATGTTAAAAGATATGTTAAAGGAAAAGGAAGCTGGGATACTTTAGAAATCACGCTTTATGATCCAATTGTACCATCTGGTGCACAGGCAGTTATGGAATGGGTTCGTTTACATAAAGAATCTGTTACTGGAAGAGATGGGTATTCAGACTTTTACAAAAAGGATATTACTTTCAATGTTTTAGGACCAGTTGGTGATAAGGTTGAAGAATGGACACTAAAAGGTGCTATGATTCAAGCTGCTAATTTTGGTGATATGAGTTGGGAATCTAATGAACCCAATGACATAACACTAACACTTAGATACGATTACGCTATCCTACAATTCTAAGGAGTTTATATGAGTTTTTTAAAAGAAATGTTATCAAGCGATGCGAAGGTGTCATCCAAAAGGGCTGTCGGATTCGCATCGTTTTTTATGTTAATATGTTGTTGGGGTGCCGATACCTTTACAGCATTTGAGGTAAAGGATAAAATACTAGAGTGTTTTATGTATATCTCAGTAGTTGGGCTAGGAGTTACAGCTGCCGAAAAATTTGGTAAAAAATAGTTATAGTTTCAAATTAAATCAATAGGAGTCAATTATGGCTGAAGTCAAATTCCCCACAGAGATGGTGGATTTGCCGTCAAAAGGATTACTTTATCCAGAGGATAGTCCCCTATCTTCAGGTCAGATAGAGATTAAGTATATGACGGCTAAAGAAGAGGATATTCTAACCTCTGGAAATCTAATTAAAAAAGGTATAGTTATTGATAAACTATTAGAATCATTGATAGTAAGTAAAGATGTAAAAGTTGCTGATCTACTTATCGGTGATAAAAATGCTGTTCTTATTGCTTCTCGCATTTTAGCTTATGGTAAAGATTATGAGGTAGAGGTAAATGGACAAAAGGTAATGGTAGACTTAACAAAACTTAAAGACAGAGTTGCTGATGAATCAGTAATTAAAAAGGGTGTTAATGAGTTTGAGTTTGAATTACCTGCCACAAAAAGAAAAATAACCTTTAAATTATTAACTGCTGGTGATGAAAAGGCTATAGACAAAGAAATCACTGCTTTACAAAAGATGGGTGATGGCATAAGTTATGAGACAACCACTAGATTAAAATATCAAATTGTTTCAGTAGATGGTGACTCTAAAAGAACATCAGTAAATAATTTTGTCGATAACGAATTTTTATCAAGGGATTCCATTGGATTCAGAACTCATGTTACCGACTTGATGCCTGATGTAGATATGAGTTATAAATATTTTGATGAAGATGGTCAAGAAAAGGAGTTTACGGTCCCGATGACCGTTTCGTTTTTTTGGCCTTCCATTGGAGTATAAGACTCAGATACACGAACAAATCTTTCAAATATCTTTTAATTCTCAAGGCATGTTGTCTTTTACAGAACTGTACAACATGCCTATATACTTACGCAAATTCTATTTCAAACGTTTACAACAACATTACAAAGAAGAATCAGAAAGAATCAAAAAAGCTCAAAACAAAAATAAAACATCACATCCAAATTTCAAAAAATAAGATAATTTGATATTTATTATTGAACCAATCCACATAAAAATCATACGGAGATAATAATGAAATTAGATGAAAACTTTTTATCTAACTTTTTAAGAAAAGTAAAAGATGGTGTTGTAGACTCTGCCGGTAAAAAAATGTTAAAGGATAATCCCAAGTTAGCTCAAAAAACAAAAGAGATTAGAAAAGCTAATAGAGATTATGAGGACTATTTAAAAAAGTTTGCTAAAGAAAACGGAATAGAGATGTAGGCATGACAGAGGAACAACAAAGAATTGCTGAAAAGATAGCAGCTGCTGAAGAAAGAAGTGCTAAAGCTAAAAAAGAGGCAGCCGCTGCAGCTAGAGATCAACTAGAGTACGATGAAAAACTTACCTTATCACAAAAAAGAAGTTTATCAGCTCAAGGAATCAGTAGAGATAAATATTTAGAACAAAAGAAAATTCAAAGGCAAATAGCAGACGATACTGAAAGAGAAAAAGAAGCTAAACAAAAAATTGCGTCTTTTGATTCAAATATAGCCAATCTTAGAAAGAAAAATCGTGATATTTCAAAAGACATATTGAAGGTTATTACCAAAGGTTCAGGACAATTAGTTCAAAACTTAGGTATAGATGAACAATCAGTTAGAGCAAGACAACAATTTAATGATGCGACAATAGCTGCCCTCGCAAATGAGGATTTTCGCTCTAAAAAATCACAAGAAGAATTAGATAGCTTAGAAGAACAGGTAAAGGTTAATAATACTATCGGTGATATAGAAAAGGAAATTTTACAAGAGTTAGAAACGGGCGGTGTTTCTCGAATGACCAAAGAAGATGTTTTAAATTCAATGAGAGAAAAAGGAGTTGATTTAAGTAAGCTAACTGCCGAACAACTTGAAAAAATGGAAGAAGAAGCAGAAAGAATCGCTAAGGCTACTGAAAATATGGATGAAAATTTTCAAAAGGCTTATGAGGAAACAGGAAGAATAACTCAAGGTTTACAGGAGATGATAGATAAAGCAGATACCTTTGCAGGAATATTGAGTAATAGCCAATTAAGATCAGTAGCCCTCAGAGGAGCGATTCTTGGTGTTGCTGGTGCTTTTGCTAAAGATGTTTTCGATTCTGCTAAAGATGTGAGACAAGAATTAGGTTTAAGTATTACTGATTCTGCTAAATTTGGATTTCAGATAACTAGAAATGCTAAACTATTAGGTATATTGGGTGGTAATGCAGAGTAAGTTAAAAACTTTTCAGTCGAAATAGCTAATGAGTTTGGTAATATAGGTAATTTGACTGATGATACATTAAAACAATTCGTAGATTTATCAGCTGCTACTGGTTTAACTGGTCAAAATGCTGCAAAATTAGCTAATTCAATAATGTCTATACAAGGTGGAACATTAGAGACTAGCTTAAACACAATAAAGATATTTGAAAACCTTGCGAGAGCAGAAGGCGTATCATCTAAGATTATATTAGAGGATCTTGCTGAAGATGCCGATAAATTTGCAGAATTTGCTAAGGATGGTGGAAAAAACTTAGCTGAAGCAGCTATAGCAGCTAGAAAACTAGGTATGAACCTATCAACTGTTGCTGGTATAGCAGATAAACTATTAGAATTTGAAACTTCCATTGAAAATCAGATGCAGGCTCAGGTTCTGTTGGGTAGATCAATAAATTTAGATAAAGCTAGAGAATTAGCACTCTCAGGCAATTTAAAAGGACTTGCTGAAGAGGTTAAGAACCAAGTAGGTAGTCAAGCTGAGTTTGAAGCTATGAATGTCGTACAAAGACGGGCATTGGCTGAGGCTTTGGGAACTAGTGTTGCTGATTTAGGTAGAATGGTCAGAGGTGAGGATACATCAGCTCAATTGGCTGAAAAAAGAGCAGCTGCAGAAGTTAAAAGGGGTGAAACTCAACTAGAGATTATGAAAGCTATGGAAGCTATGACTCAACTAATGTTAGTTGGTCAAGGTATTAGTGCTGCTATGTTAGTTGTAGATCAAGCTCGAACTGCTCTTGCAGGCACTAGAACTGCAGCAGAATTTGCAGCAAATAGAGCAAAAGGAGTAGGTTTAACTAAATCTATAGGTATGGCTATCGCTGGTTTATTTGAATCTGGTTCTAAAGTACCATTTTTACTTGGTATACCATTAGCATTAGGTGCTATAGCACTATTATACAATCAGATATCCAAAGCAGGTTCAGAATCACAGTCAATTCAAGATGGATTTGTAGATTCGCAAGGAAACGTGATATCAACTCCAAAGGGTAGTATAAACTTAGACAAAGATGATGATATGTTAGTGGGTACAAATTTATTTGGTGACGGTGGTAATCAAACATCACAACCAAATGTCAAAGTTGATTTTACTGCTTTAGAATCAACTTCTGCTGCTCAACTAAAAGAAACTAAAGAAATGAATCAAATAAATAAAAAGTTACTAAGACAAAATGAAGCTCTGATGCGAGAGTTAATTACAAAAACAGGCAACAGTTCACTAGCCAATACTGTATAGGAGATAATTAGTGGCACTTACAGAGGAACAACAAAGACTCAACGAACAAGCGATTCAAAATACCATTGATGAATGGACACAAAACCAGACGAGTGATAAGATCAAAGGTTTGGCTGAAAAAAATGAAAGCTTCAAAGGTATGACATCACCAGGTAGGATAGATGCCCAAATAGAAAGTGGTGTGGATTTCTTTGATGATGTTGAGGGTGGTGCTAGAGGATTTACACCTAAAACAGATTTGGAATCACTATATAATCAGGCTCAAAACGCTACGTTTGGTCCTGTAGAGGGTGAGGTTGATTATTATGCAGACTTGAATCCCCCTTCGGTTTCAACTATATTTCAACCTCTTCAAGAAGAAGGTTCATATTTAGTATCTCCACCATTTCCAAGTCCAAGCACCATAGAATTTAACGGACCTTTAACTACTCTCAACATAGATAATAATGTGTTTGATAATACTTTAAGAATACCAGGCGCTGATGGTAGTGACTTTATGGTTACTCCTATACTTAATCAGCCAACATCATTCTCTGATCCATCAGATTCTTTGACTTTAACAGTTGAAAACCCAAATCAACCAATTGAAAATTTTAATAATGATTTAAGAATACCAGGTGCTAATGGTAGTGATTTTATGGTTACTCCTATACTTGGTCAGCTAACATCTTTCTCTGATCCATCAGATTCATCAACATTAAGAATTCAAAGACCAAATTTACCAATAGAAGAATTTAGTAATGATTTAAGAATACCAGACGCTAATGGTAGTGATTTTATGGTTACGCCTATACTTGATCAGTTAACATCATTCTCTGATCCATCAGATTCTTTGACTTTAAAAATTGAAAAACCAAATCAACCAACAAAAGAATTTAGTAAAATTCCAAGAATATCGGGTGCTAATAATTCTACAGATCCACTTTCTCGACTTACATTATCACAATTTTTTGTATCCATTCCAGACAATCTTTTTCCATCAATATCATCTCCTAGACCTGGTGAAGGACCTTTTGTTGAAGTCGCTAAATTTGTTCCTATATTTTCTGAAAACTTTTTGAATCCAGTAAATTCAAAAGATCACACAAGTAGGTTTGCAATTTTTGGTGATCCATCAACTGTAAATCCAGACCATCCTGTATCATTGACTTGGGATTTAGATACATCGGATAATGTGGGCTTTGATAGAGTAGGAACATTAGATAATGTAGACACTACTTGGCCTGATGCCGCATTGACTAGAGTTACTGATAGACTAAAATCTTATGATGGTAGAATTACCGATGCCACATCACAAATGGTTATTGATACTGATACAATTTTAACACCGTGGCCAGATGTAGCTTCAACCAGTAAATCAAGTCCAACTCCTTATGGTATAACGGATTCTTCATTAGAATATCTTTCAGGTGAATCAGATGAAAATAATCCACCAAATGCTTCTGGCGGAGCTTTAGAAACCTTAAAGGAAAATATAAAAGGTTTAAAAACTGATTATGATGATTTATTTGAATATGATAAATCCTTTTTAAGAGTAACTGGAGACTACACAAATGTTCCATCAGGTTTAAATACTAGTAATCTATTTGGAACAGATAGTTTTAGAACGGTTGCAAATAAAGGTCCTCACGAGGGTAAAGATGACCATCCATTAATTTTAAGAAAAGTTGGCGATAATTGGGGAAAAGATCCTCAAGAAGCTGAAGTGCCAGGAATTTTAAGTGAGCTTGGTAGTTCTATTTTTAGAGGAGCACCTGGTTTAACAGGTTTAATAGATAGAAATCTAACTGATAAGGTTAGAATTAGTAAGTACTTATTAACACCTAATGGTTTATCATTTCTAATTAAACAAGCTGCTTTCCAATTTCTTAATCCTGATAAAGGAACAAATATTTATAATCCAGCTTCTATTTTAGGTTTGTCCATACCAGGATTTGATGGGGAAGGTATTGATTTTGGCAGCGTAATAGATTCAGCTCTTTCAGCTATTTTACCGATAAGTCACGTAGAAAGACATATAGGTGGTTATAGGTATGAGGATAATCCAGCATTTGATCAAACTTTTGAATTTAAAGATGTTGGTAGAATAGCAAACTTTACTGTTGGTTTAGAAAAATTGATGTTTAAAACAATTCCTATTGTTCAAGAATCCAATACTGGTTTTTCTCTTTTCGATAATGCTGTAAATGCAGTATCAAGTGTTGTTTCCGCTGCATCAGCATTTACCGATGACGATAAAAGGACTTTTTCAGTAGGAAATCCAAATAGATACTCAACTAAAAATTTAATATCTAGTTCTCCACAGACAGTTGAAAAAGGACAAATTACATTTATTGGAGGTCCTCAATTAGTAGATCACGACGTAAGTAAAATAATAAACACACCTGGTGGAACTTTTAATAAAACTACACATAATTCTAAATTAGCAAGTGCTAGAAACAAACAACTCGAAAAAGATCATTCTGTTTATAGTTATGATAAACTTAATGATAATTTTCAATATCAAGACAAAAATGATTTTCAAAAAATTCAAACGCCAGCTGAACTTAATCTTATTAATGATGGTCAGTTTGGTCCAGGTGATGAAGAAACAGAAGTTTCAGAATTTACTTTAAAAAGAAGAGCATCAGATGTTTTAATTACAAGACATTTAGGAGAACAAGGACATCAGTTTGGATTTACATCCGTAGGTCATAGTGACGAAGTTACGGTTGGTGGTGCTTTTCAAGATGATATAAAACCTAAAACTCTTGGTACATTAAGAGGTAGTTCTGACGATAAAAATGTTGACAGAATAAACATTTTACCGATATTTAAAGCCGATAAAAATGAAACACCGAAGCTTTCACAAGGAAATGATTTAAAAGATTTCATAAAGTTTATGTTCAAAGATGTTGTTAATAAAAGATACTTAGTTTTTAGAGCGATACTAGAAAGCATATCTGATGCTGTAACTCCTGAATTCACAGACACCAAATTTATTGGAAGACCTGATAAGGTTTATAATTATAATGGTACGGACAGAAATATAAGCTTTGGATTCAAAATATACCCAAAAACAAAGCAGGAATTGCCGGTTCTTATGGAAAAATTAAATTATTTAATTGGTTTGTGTTATCCGTCTTACACACCTGAATCAAGAATGATAACACCATTTGTTGAACTAACTTTAGGAGATATGTTTAATAGAGCACCAGGTATATTAGATAGTTTAACCGTAACGGTGGAGGATGCAACAACTTGGGAGATAGACGAGGGACTACAGTTCCCACATTTTATTTCTTGTCAATGCGAGTTTAAGTACATTGGTACTGAACAAAACGTGCCAGTTGCACTTGGTAAACATTATGATATACCTTGGTTAACTGGTAATAATAGATTGGGTGGTACTACAGACGGTGCACCAATCGGAACACTTATTAATGATGACAGCGATGACAAATCAAAAATCATAGGTCGTAATAAAGAATTTAATTATATTACTTCATTAGAAGATAGCATAACAAAATTAAATCCTGTAACAGAATAATAAATTATGAGATATAAAAATACAACAATATTAAAAGATAAAGATGGTAAAAGATACTATAAGCCAATTATAGTGGATGATATACCATTAAAAGATTCAGATTTATACATTAATCCTTTTCCAGGAGATAGGTTTGATATGATAGCACAACGTTATTACGGTGATTCAAATCTGTGGTGGATAATAGCTAAGGCTAATAATATGAGCGAAGGTCAAATAGGTGTTGATCCAGAAAAAAAACTTAGAATACCACAGGAAATTGATAGCATATTAAACTCATTATAAAATGTTAGTAAAAAATATAAATATAAGAATTCAAGAGGCTTTAAAGGCTAGGGAAAGAGCTTTAGCAAGAATAAATCAGAACACACCAACCGAAGCTAAAGAAGCTGAAACTCCTAAAGGTGTACCAAATCTTTCAGATATATCTTCAAGATCAACTTTTGTTAGGATGGTATCTAATAAAGAAATACCTGTTATAATACAAGGTGGAAAACTTGCAAAGAATTTAAATCCCGATGGTACAGATTCAAATTTAGCAACTCAATTTGGATTTAAAAATGTTTACAAAACAAAGAGTGATAAACAAATCAGACCACTTTCAGGCATAAAAGACATATCGGTAGAATATACAGGCGGTTATAGTGCGATTAGAAAAGCAGCTGTAAATTGGAAAGCTAGTTCATTGGATGATTTAAAAAATTTAGCTCCACATTTTTTAAACATTGGGAATAGCGTACTTTTAGATTGGGGTTGGGTTTATAAGAGAGCAGAGTTGAATCAATATCAGACTTTTTATGATGATGGTGTTATAAATCCAACATTATTTTCAAATCCAATGAACTTAATCTACGAAGCAGATGGAAGCTATGATGCTATTGGTGGCACAGTTTCTAATTTTGAATATAAACTTACAGAAGATGGTGGATTTGACTGTACAACTCATATAACATCTATTGGAATAAATCTATTTAATGGCACTAGGGTGGATAAAGGTAGTGGTGATTTTGTACCATCAGTTGGAGAGGATGGTAAATCAACAGAGGTACATTCCGATGATTTGATTAGTGCGCTTATAAACTTACCAATAATTTTAGATAATTTAATTAAATCAGATAAAGTGGAAATACATCCACGTCTGGGTACTAAAGAAGTAGATGGGAATACAGGATTGGATAATAGTTTACTTTTTAGTTCTGCGAATAATCAAATTTTTAAATGTATGTTATCAGGAAGAACTCAAAAAGTAAAAACCACATACTCTAGAACTGATTATTATGTAAAATGGGGTTGGTTAGAAGATAACATATTTTCTAGATATTCAAGCTATATAAATAATAAAAACGAAATCTTATCTGCAATTAGATCAATTGAGTCGGAGCTTGATCCAAAGGGTGATGTAAAAATAAATGAAGATGGATCGGTAGATTACAGATCAGTACTAATAAGAAATAATTCATCTTTTTTAATACCAAGAAATCCAATGAAATTTTTTTTGCCAGGACAGAATATTAATCCAAAAACAGTAGCGAGTCTTGATGAAATTGAACAAACTTTTCTTGGTTTTAGTTTTGGAAAAAAAATGCTTGGAGTTGGACTCGGACAGAAATCTCAAGAAGTTTTTGAAAGTTTCTTAAAAATAAACAGCGATTCCGAAAATGCATTTGCTGATGAGAATAATAAGAACTATGGTAGAATTAGAAATATTATGGTTAATGTAGATGAGGTTCAAAAAGCATTTGGTATAAAACCAAGTGCAATAAGTAGTGCAACAATAGATTACCACACAGGAAAAATATATGGTACTGATGTCGTAACTAATCCACCTTCTGATATTAAATCAGGTATAAAAAGACTATTATCAGCATTAAATCAGAATTTTTATGGGTTTTGGAACTTTGATATTAGTCAAGATCCCTTATCCTTTAACATAAAAGTTATAGACACCCACGCGACATCGCAGTTGAATGAAAAAGCTTACACTAGATTTACAGAAAATTCATACAAAGTAAGCAAAAATGGCATGTATAAGTTTCCAGCTTACAAACTTGGCAGTATGGTAAAGTCTCAAGATCTTAGTTTTAAAATTCCAGATTCAATGGCTGTTACAGCTGCTTACGGTTCTAATAAAAATATGGCTGGTGGAATTAGAATAGACACAACTAATACTTATCCTGAATTAGAAACTTTTTTTGAAAATGATGGTGATATACCCGATTCTAGATTAGATGGTTTACAAAAAGCTTTCAGAGCCAATACTGGTGACGGTCATAAAGTTGGCAATTCAAGTGGTAATCCTGATTCTTCAATAACCAAAGAAGGTAGCTTTATAATTAATCCGAATGCACCTTGGTGGTCTAAATGGACAGAAAAATCAAATAGCTCAGTTGAAAAGCCAAAAGTAGATTCTACGGATGAAACAGCTATAAAAGAAAGAAAAAGGTTAGATGATTTTAAAAATGAATTACATCTTTTAATATTAGGGGATGATCAAACTCTATTTGAAAATAATAGACAAATTTATGAAGATCAGGCAGTATTAGAAGCTCAGCTCAAAGAAGCTAAGAATATACTTTATGATAAGAGAGACCCCAATAGTTTGGGTTTTGAGGAAGAGGATGATATGAATCCTAACTTGACCAGTAAAGAGCTAGAAGCTGTTGAAGCAATTGAAGCAGAGATTGAAGCTCTGAACAATAATTTAATGGAAGAATCTATAACAAATATTTATTACTCTTTTGTACATGATTCAGAGAATAGGTTTAGAATAGAACTGTTTTCTGCTGGTGAGGCTGTTTTAAGAGCTAAGTTGTTTAACTTTGATAAACGGTCAAACTTATATCAAACAAATTGGTTAATTCCTGCAGAATTAAATTTAGAGGTGGATGGTATAGCTGGAATAACTCCTGGTGACATTTTACAAACAGATTACATTTTACCAAGATACAATCAAGAAATAAAATTAAAAGATTCGGAAACGATACTTGGTCCTCGCACATTTTTTCAAACGTTTGGTTTAACTCAACGAGTAGATGATTCAGGCTGGACAACTGAAATAACAACCAAAATGAGGATGAATAACTCTGTATTAGAGAAAAAGGGTATAGAAATTTTTGTACCAAAGCAAAAAGAGGTGCCTACTGAGACTGTAAATGAAGAGGTACCTGAAGAACTTATTGTTGAAACCGTTTACGGTTGTATGGATGATACACCAGGAACTAATGTAGATATAAACGGAGAACTTCTAACAGAAGGAGTTGAGCTAACAGATCCCGCAGAATTAGCTTTATACGGTCTTGAAGCAGGTGCTGTTAGAACTTTTTATGGTTACAAAGCACTAAATTTTAATCCAGAAGCTACGATACAACAGGTTTCAGAAGAGGATATGAGTAATCCTTGCACTTATTTAGAGCCACAAGAAGAACCAGTAGAAGATACTGATTTACAATATAATTTACAACAATCCTTAGATCCACCAGAGAGAAGAAACCAACCAGTACCTATTCGGGGTTGTGTGGATCAACTTGCTAACAATTATATTTTTGAAGATGACAATGAACCAGATGGATATGCAAGAGTAAGACATCCTGAAACAGGAGAGCTCCATACTTTAGTTGAGCTTGTAGAGAAAAACATATATCGTGTTATAAGTGCTCCAGATGAAGTACCTTGTTTATATGATGCTCCAGAACCACCTGAAACAGAACAACTTCCTGTAAATGTAAGTTCAGATAATTATGAACCACTACCTAAAAAGAAAAAGAAGAAATCAAAGAGGAAATCAAACGTTCAAACTAATAACAACAGTAATATTGCAAGCAGTACTATTGAAACGCCAATAATTGTTGATGTGGAAAGAGAATATAAACAACCCGCATCTGATGATTTATCTTCAGAAGAGGAAGGATTTGATGTGGAGCTTCAAATAGACGAATTAGAGCTTGACGAATTCGATCTTCCAAAACCAGACATATATGGATGTTTAGATCCCGCTGCTACAAACTTTGGTTTGGATATAAGAGGAAATGTAATAGATGAAAAAGATTATGATCGTGTGGTAAGAAAAATGGGACATGAAAATCCAACCGATCCATGTAATTTTCCTGTACCAGAACCTGTGGTAGAAAAGGGTATTAAGTGTACTGAAGAAGAATTAAAAGCTGGTTATCAAAGTAAATATGGTCATATAAACTTACAAAAAGGTGGTCAATTTAAAGAATATTCAACTGATTTAGTACAAGTTGAGATAACAACAGGTCCTAATGCCGGATCAAGTTTTGAATTACAATGGTATTGTATTCCACCAGAAGAAAAGAAAACCCCAAAGGTTAAAATAATCAGTAACGAGAAAAAAGAAAATACTAAAAAAGCTGCTTTGGTAAATACCAATCCTAAACCTAAAAAGCTATTTTCTACTTATCGAGGAACAAGCGCTCAAAATTATAATTTTCTCTATAAAGTAACTCCTTGGTATGCAAAAGGAGGATTTCTCAAAATAAGTTGGTATGGTGAAGGTTGGAATGAACAATCACCATGGAAAGATGGAAGGCATTCGGGACGTTTAATAGGTAACGCTGTTAGTTTTTGGATAAGAAAAAAGTTTTGGGATGAATATATAGAACAGCCAAATGAAACAGGAGAAACTATATACAAAACAGTAACACAAGCTAACGATGGTTTTGAAGAATGGAAAGATAAAACAGGTCTTTTTAAAGGTAATACACTTCCTACATATAAGCAAGGAGTGGTACAAGGAAATGGAATTGACTGGTTGCCTATAGGTAAGGCATTTTCAGGACCAAATCCAACGGCTAGGTATCCTAAAAATGGATTGAAAGGTGATGCGATGAGTGAATTAGGCGATAAACCAATAGAATTTTCAGATCAACCGTGGTGGCCATCAGGAAATTTTAATGTATTTAAACGTATAGATGAATAAGGGGATAATAAATGCCAACTCAAAATGAGAAAATGTTTAATAAGCTTATAGAAGAAAAGCAGGGTAAAACTAGATATAGAAAAGACTCGATAAATGATATATACGCAAATATTTTTAGAATAGATAGACCAAAGGGTGATGATACGAAAACATTAGAAAAAGAATTTATTTATGAAAATGGTAAATTCGTAGAGGCTGGTTTGGATTATCATAAAGTTTACACCACAGATTTTAAGGAGTATTGCTTTTTAGGTGTTGAAAGAGCTAATATAGATGTTATGATAATTCCTAGATTCAAATCAGATTTTAAAAAGTATTCTGAAGTTTCACAAACCGAAGTTTTAAATATATTTTCAGAATTTAAAGGACCTTCACCTAATGATTATAAAAAACGTTTTTTTGTTAGATATTTTGCACAAAAAGCAAATCAACCTAATGCTACACCATTTGACATATCTAAAGAACAATACAAATCATCTCCACTTTATATATATTCTAAATGTAATTGGATAATATTTGGAAGTAATTCAGTTAAAGTTAGAAAATATAATAACAGACAAATAAAAATCGCAAGTATTGCAATGCCTAATTTAAAAAAAGTTTTATCACCATTTCAATACTTTAGAAAAAGTAGTACATTGACTATAAGACAAGCAGTTTTTAAAAAATTAGGATTTTCAGCAAATTTTGGAACTGGTGCTACCTCTTCTGGTGGAACAGGTGGAAGTTCAACTGGTGGTTCAGGCGGTGGCTCTGGTGGAGGATCAGGCGGTGGCTCTGGCGGTGGCTCTGGCGGAGGCTCAGGCGGTGGTTCCGGCGGAGGCGGCGGAGGCGGCGGATATTAATTTGTATTTTGGGAATTTATTAAGATATATATTATAAATTAAGGTTATATTATGAAAAAAGAAGTTTTAGATAAGGGCTTTATAGAAGTCGTGGATTCGCTTGGATCAGATTTAACAGTAGTCAATTCTGCTCGTGTATCATTCGGTAAGAGAAAAACAAAGTTTGATAAATCAGATGCGAGATTAGTTAAGTATTTAGCTAAATACAAACATTACTCTCCATTCAGACATTTACAGGTTCAGTTTCATTTGAAAGCTCCTGAGTTTGTGATGCGACAATGGTATAAACACGTTGTTGGAATCGAAACCACATCTAACAGTTCAGCAAAAGATCATGCTTGGAACGAAATCAGCGGTAGGTATGTACCCGTAGCCGATTACTATAATCCATCGGTTTGGAGAAAACAGTCAGAAGATAACAAACAAGCATCAGAAGGTGTATTGGATGATTTACAACAAAAGAGAATGGATGATGCTTATAACGATTTGATGAGAAAGGTTAGAATGACTTATGACAAAATGGTAAATGCGGGTATGGCAAAAGAGCAGGCTAGAATAATCCTACCATTGAATCAATACACCGAAGTATATTGGACTGCTTCTTTTCAGGCAATAATGAACTTTATAGAACTAAGAAATGAAAAAACCTCACAATGGGAAATACAAGAATATGCCAAAGTATTATTAGACTTAATGTTCGATGTGTATCCCGAAACTACTAAACTTTGGAGTGAAGCCCACAATTGGTAATAGTTGAATCTCAAAAAGAATGGGATGATTTTTATACAGACATACAAAAGCAAGAATCTATTGTTGTACCTATACAATGTGATGATAACAAACATCCTTTAGCAACAAATCTTTGTTTACTGTATTTTGTAGGTTTAGATACAACCTATGAGTATGTACTTCCGTTCAGACATACAGATACTAATAATTTAGATATTGAAAAGCTAAATGACTTAATCATAGATCAAACGATATACACCTATGATAAGAAGAAGTTACTGCATTTTGCACCATTCAAAGATATAAAAGATTTACAGATGTTGAGGTATTTAAGTACAAATCAACCATTGGTTATAGAAGATACTTTAACTAATGCACATGAACATTTTCATAGAGTGAATTGGGGTAAACCTAATTTGAATTGTATAATACCTATCTTAAAACATTTAGAAGCTTGTAGAGCAGTTGTCAATATTATTAAGTACACCACAACCTCAGCGGAAGAAAAATACTATAATGATTACAATGATAAGGTACTT